GCTGTGAGTCTTTTTCACTTTTTAATGGCTATTTTAAGATGGCAAGAACAGGATTAATTTTTGAAATACCAGAAGGGTATCATGTAGAGATTTATCCTCGCAGTAGTATGGCGAAGCGCGGAATTATTATACCAAATTCTCCTGGAATTATTGATTCTGATTACAGAGGAGAGGTTAAAGTAATGTTGTATGGGCTTTTTATGAGAAATCATGAAATTTTCCAAATTGGAAGTAGAATCGCTCAATGCAGATTGGTGAAAAATTTGTCTACTAAAATTAAGGTGGTTAATAAGCTATCTGAAACAGAACGAGGATCTGGTGGATTTGGTTCAACTGGTAAGTAAGGGAGAGGAAAATGAAGGAAGAATTTGAGGTCTATCTTGCTGGTCGTATAGCTAATTTAAGCTATAATGAGGCTATGGAAAAAAGATTGGAGATGATAAAACGACTTGATGAGATTGGTATTAAGTGTCGAACACCTATGAGAGGTAAGCAGCATCTTGCTCAGAAAGAGAAGATTTCAGCAAATGCATTCAAAGACGGATTAACAATACAGGAAGTTATTAGCAGAGATCTGAGTGATTTAAGAGAAGTTGATGCTCTTTTAATTTTGACTGGAGATGATCCCAGTTGGGGAACTGCCGGTGAATTTTATTATTGTACATGGATAACTCATAAACCGACTCTTGTTATTGCTAAGAATTACGTTGGTGGTTGGATGGAATATTATGCTACTAGAATAGTTAAAGATTTTGATGAAGCGGTACAGGTATTAAAGCATTGGAAAAGATATTGGAACAGAAAGGGAAGCGGAATCTATGATTTGAGATAGGAGTAAAGATATATGCGTGTCATAAAAAGAGATGGAAGAATAGCAAAATATAATCCAGAAAAAATCGTTCTTGCTGTTACAAAGGCTATGAAATCTATTGGATATACAGATACTAGTCTTGCCAGTCAAATAGCTGAGAAAGTAACTAATAGTATTAATGGTAATAAAGAAATTTCTGTTGAGGAGATTCAGGATTTAGTTGAAGATGCTTTGATAAAAACCGGTGATGCTAGATTGGCTAAGACATATATTCTTTATAGAGCTAAAAGAGCAGAGATTAGAGGATTTAGAGAAGCTATTGGTATTGGTGATGATGAGCTAAAGCTTGGTGTTAATGCTCTAGCACTTCTTGAGAAAAGATACTTAAAGAAGTTTGATGGTAAGAGGGAAACACCATCCCAATTGTTTAAAAGAGTAGCCAAACATGTAGCCTCTGTGGAAAAGCAGTATGGTGGGAACCCGGATTATTGGAGTCGGATTTTCTATAATTTAATGGCTAATCAGATATTTTTACCTAATACACCGTGTCTCGCTAATGCAGGTAATAAAGACTTGAATTACCTGTTTGCCTGTTATGCTTTTGAGATTGGTGACTCGATGGAAGAGATTTTGCAAACGGCGAAAGACTGTGGAATGGTTCAGAAAACGGGCGGTGGTGTCGGTCTTCATCTGTCTAAACTAAGACCTGCTGGTGATTTTGTTAAATCAACTGAGGGAATTGCTAGTGGTCCTGTTGATTTTATGAGGATTTTTGATACTGTTAGTGATGTTATCAAACAGGGTGGAATTAGACGCGGTGGCAACTTAGGGCTTCTAGTCGTCAATCATCCAGATATTATAGAGTTTGTTAAGTGTAAAAATGATGAGGCTAGATTGAATAATTTTAATATTTCTGTAGCAATTACCGATGAATTTATGCGCTGTGTTAAAAATGATAGTGATTTTCCATTAATTAATCCTAAGAATGGTGAGGTGGTAAACAAAGTTAATGCTAGACACTTGTTCAGATTCATAGCTGAGTCTGCATGGAGAAACGGAGAGCCTGGACTTGTTTTTTGGGATAAGATTGAGCAAGATAATCCCACTCCAAAACAGGGGCACTTGATTAAGAATCTCTGTGGTGAGCAAGATTTGCTTCCGTATGAAGCGTGTGTTCTAGGTTCTATTAATTTGGAGAAGTTCGTCGAGGACGGGCAGATAGTTTATACATCACTTAAAAAAGTAGTACATCACGCTGTCAGATTCTTAGATGATGTCATTGATGCTTCTAATTATCCGTTAGAGACTATAGAAAGACGTGTTAAATCCAATAGAAAAATTGGATTGGGTGTCATGGGATTTGCTAATATGCTTCTATTGTTGGGGATTCCATATGACTCTGAGAAAGCTGAGAAAATAGCAGAAGAGGTAATGGATTTTATTAATGTTGAAGCCAGAAAAGCATCTGTTAAACTAGCAGAAGATAGAGGAAGTTTTCCATCAATTGAAGAATCTGTCATTACGCCTCCACAGAGGAATGCAACACTTACAACTATAGCACCGACTGGTAGTATTAGTATTATTGCTGAAACTTCTAGTGGAATAGAACCAATTTTTGCGGTTATATATCAGAAGACTAACATTCTTGAGGGTAACACTTTTTTTGAGGTGAATCCAGTTTTTGAGTCGATAGCTAAGAAAGAGGGATGGTACTCACAGACTCTTATAAATAAAATAATAAGAAATGGTGGAAGGGTTTCTGGCATAGACGAGATTCCAGAAAAGTGGCAGAGAGTTTTCAGAACCGCTTTGGAAATATCTCCAGAGTGGCATGTAAGAATGCAGGCTGCGTTCCAAAGGCATGTTAATAACTCTATATCTAAAACAATTAATCTTCCTACCGATGCTACTGTTGAGGATGTTGAAAAAGTTATCAAACTTGCTTACGATTTGAATCTCAAAGGTCTTACTGTCTTTCGTAATAAAAGCCGAACACAGCAGGTGCTAGATCTTTGTGTTGAGTGTGAGGACGGTGTTTGTCCTATACCTGAGACCTTTCTAGAAGAGGAGTAAGATCAGTGATGGTGAAAACATGTTTGAGTGTGCGATTTGTGGCAGAGTTTTGGGGTATAATAAACAAAGAATATTCTTTTGTAACAAATGTTATAGAAGATGGAAGAAAGAGATAAGATCTCATCAACCTTGGATTAAATATCTTATAAATAGTGAGCAGGCAAGGAGGCGTTGGGATACGATAATAGTTGGCAATAAGCGTGTACCTGTAAATCTTGTAAGGCTGGGTAATAAGTATGATGTTGGTGATGATGGTAGTTTGATTGTAAGGGAAGACTGATGGGCAGAAAGAGAAAAGGAGCAGATCTTCAGGAAAAGATTGATAGATACTTAGATGAATATGAGCTTGATGATTTAAATCAAGCCAATGACATGGCAGCTTTAGTTCAAATGTGCCAACTTGAATTAAGGCAGGAAAAAATTCAAGAAGCTTTAGATAGAATAAAAGATCCTGCACAGGAGTCAAAGAAGATTAAGGATCTTGTTAGTGCTTTGCGCGACATTAATCAAAACTGGATTACTTTGCAAACTGAGTTAGGTATTAATAGAAGAAAACGCCGCAGTGAAAGCGATGAAACTCCTCTTCAATATATTGAGAAGTTAAAATCTCAGGCTAAAAAGTTTTTAGATAGTAGAATGAAAAAGTTTGTTTGTCCTCATTGTGGTCAGGTGCTTGGCAAATATTTCTTCTATGTTACTGAGAAGGGTGAAAGAGGTTCTATAGAGAGTGAGACCAAACCTGTGGAACCTTATAAATATACTATAAGGCTTGAATGTTGGAAGTGTAATAATATGGCAGAAATTAGTAACGAGGATACTGATGAAAGAGAAGGCAGTATTAAGTGAAGAAGATCTTGCTGTATTAGAGATAATTGATGATCCAGTTCTTTTTGGCGAATTTATCAGAAGTACCGAAGATGAGATAGAGGCTGGAAAGGGATGGCATTTTGACAATTATCAGAGAAAGATGCTTACGGATATTGGGCCAAGGATAAGTATATGTACTGGACGTAGTACAGGTAAAACCGCTAGTTTAGAAACTAAGATACTTTGGTATGCTGTTGCTAATGTTTATGAGAAAGCCAGTGCAAATGAAATTCTTTTTGTTGTACAAAATAAAGCTCAACTTGAACCGGTGTTTTTGCGTATTGTGAATTTTTTTAGAAGACATCCACTACTGTCGAACTTTATTGATAGGCTTAGTATAAATATGTCTAGTCATGAGATTAGACTTCTTAATGGATGCCTGATAAGGTGCCGAATCGTAGGCTCTAGTGCTGATAGTAATGTTATCGGACTTCATGTACCATGTATCTTTGTTGATGAAGGGCAGGTATTTTCTTATTCTGCTTGGAACTCTTTAATGCAGTGTCTTACGACTTGGGACGATAACTATCAATTATGGGTAAGCGGTGTTCCTAATGGTCTTCGTGAGAAAAACGTTCTTTATGAGGTTGATCAAATTGATGATAATTTTTCTAGACATAATGTGTCTAGATTAAGTAGTGTAAGATATACGAAACAACAGCATGAGTACGACTTGAGGCAGTATGGTGGTGAGCAAGGAGACGATTATGTTCATTTAGTTCTTGGTGAACATGGTTCTCCTGCATTTTCTGTTTTTGATAGAAAATTAATGTTGATAGAGAATTATCCAGTAATGATTGATCTAATAAATAATACTACTCTTGAGCAGTATAATGGTAACTTTAATGAATTGTTGAGAGCACCGGAATTGGGGGAAATTGATAAGAAGCACGATTTATTGGTGGCTGGTGTAGATGCTGGTTTCTCAAATGATCCAACGATTATAACTGTATTATGGAGAGACAGAGAAACACGAGTATGGAGAGAGTTTCTTAGATATGAGTTAAGAAGAATAAAATATCCTATACAAGCTAAAATTATAGACTGGCTTGATAATATTTATAGATTTAATATGATTTGTATTGATGCCGGGCATTCCGGATTAGCGTTATGTCAAATACTTCAAGATGAACAGGGAGAGTTTAGTCATAAGAATTATATAAAGCGATTGATACCAGTCGACTTTCAGGCTAATGTTGTTACTGGTTATGATGAAGACGGTAAAGAGCAAAAAGAACGGGTTAGAAAGTTTACAATTCAGACATTGCAGAAGTGGAGTCAGAATGATCAAATTATAGCATTCTCTTTGCAAGATGATGATATGATTTCTGAGCTTGAAAGGGTTGGTTTTACGAGAGACATGCTTGGTCAACCTAAGTTTTTTGTCTATTCTCCACAAGGCGGTCAGAAAGGTGAAGATCATTTGTTAGCTTCATTACTAACGTGGGTATATGGATTTTATTATAATTATTACTCGCCGGAGAAGCCAAAAGGAAGAGGTAGATATAGCGATCTTGCTAAAGGCGGCTGGAATATTAGTTTAGGTGTGTAAGAGATGGTTGATAAGAAGAATAGTGAGATTATAACAGCAGAGAAGAGCGATACCAGTAAGCTTGTTAAAGCATCAGTTAACGTTCTTACAGATCCAACACAGTCAAGCTTGGTGTTTACTTCTACAGTAGATAAGATGGAAATACCTAAAGACTACCATAAGTTGGTAAAAGTTTGTAGATTTTTCTACAAACATGATCCTATTGCTGGTACCGTAATTAATAAAATGGTTGATTGTGCTATTACTCCATTAGAAAATAGAAAATCAAAATGTACTGATGAAGAGTATGAGGTATATAATGCACTTTCTGAGATGCTTCAAGAATTCTATAGAAATGTTTGTCTAGAATATTTGCTATCTGGATTGGTGGTTCCGCATTATGAATGGGTAAGAAAAAAGGGAAGCGATCTTTCCCCAAAGCTAAATTCTAGACGTAGAATTGTTGTACCAGATAATATTTGGTTTAGAGATCCTGCAACGATAACTATTAAGAATTCACCGATACCGAATAAGAAGTACTTTTATGTTGAGGTTGATCCTGATACGATTCGTTTTATAAAAAGTAAGGGCAAACTTAAGGATGGTACATTTGATAAAGAAACTTATGATGAGCTTGTTAAGAACTATCCAGAATTTGTAAAAGCTGTTCAGGAATTGACTGGTAATAGGCTTAAAGTTAAACTTGAAGATATACGACCCATTCTTTCTAAGACCTTACCAGAAGACGCTTATCCTATTCCATACATGGAAAATGCTCTTGAGAGCTTAATGCATAAGAGAAATATGAGAAAGATGGACTACTCTATTGCGTCAAGAGTTATTGCAGCTATCCAACTAATTAAGCTTGGTAATGATGAATATCCCTGCACCGATGAGGAAGATTTTGTTGATATAAAGAATCAGATGAATTATAGAACACTGAGCGGTCAAAGCGAAAGAATATATCAGTTGTTTGCTAATCATACGCTTCAAATTGAATGGGTTTATCCAGATACAGCGGCCATGCTCAATCAAGAGAAATATCGTTCTATTGAAGATGATATTATCTCAGCATTTGGATTTCCGCGAACGTTGATCACTGGTGAAACATTGAGATCAAATGTTCAGGGCGGATCCGATTTTGCTGCGTTTTCTCCAATTGCTACTATGGAGACAATTAGAGATAAGTTGATTGATTGGACTATAGAATTATATAAGGAGATAAGAGATGCGAACGGATTTAAGAATTATCCAATTCCAAGTTTTAAGCCGTTAAGGCTTTATAGATTGATGGATTTGAGTATGATTGGGCAATCGTTATATATGGAAGGAAACATTTCAAGGCAGACTAGAATGGAAATTGTTGGCCTTGATTTTGAGACTGAACTTGAAAGAAAGAAGAATGAGCAACAGAGATTTAAGGATGAAGGTATACCAGAGGCACCAGTAGTTCCATTCTCATCTCCAAGCATAGGTAAGCAACCAGATCAGACACTCGAACGAGAGGAAAGTCAATGAGTAAAGTTGATAGAGATATAATTGACGTTCTTAATAAGGAAGGAAGTGCAATTCTGCGAATTGCTCTAGATGTTGATAGTGAACCTTCTAGAGTTGTTAAAGAGGTAATTTCAGTTACTAAGAGAGGAAATAATATTTTTCTATCTGGTGTTGGTAAGTGTTCGTTTATTGCTGAAAAACTTGCAGCAACATATTGTTCATTGGGTATACCCAGTTTTTCACTTCATTGTACTCATTCTCTTCATGGTGACATTGGTGCCGTTAGATCTGATGATTTGGTTATTATATTTTCAAAGTCTGGCGAAACAATAGAGGTTGTTGAATTGGCACGTGTTTTGAAGAAATTTAAAGCATTATCTGTTGCAATAACTTGCGTCAGAGAGTCTACTTTATCTAGAATATGTGACTTGCGTGTAGTATTACCTGTAAAAGATGAAGCCGATGCTCTTAATCTAGCTCCAACAGTGAGTACTACTGCTATGCTTGCTATGGGGGATGCAATAGGAGTAGTAGCATCTAAATATTTGGGGTTTAGTAAGAGCGAGTTTAACAAGAGGCATCCAAGAGGTAAGTTAGGTGAGGTATCGAGATGAAACATATTCCAATAGCTTTACTTACTTATAATAGGGCTGAGCTTTTAAAACAATCCATAGCTGAGCAAGAAAGAGTAAACTCTCCGTATCCTATTTATATTTTTGATGACGGATCTACTGAAGAGTCTAAATTAACTTTACTGAACGATCTTGAGAAAGATAATAGATTTATAGTTATTAGATGGAAGCATAGAGGTTATAAGAATCAATTTCTTGAAATTATGAGATTCTTTAAGGAACAGGGATATAGATATTATGTATTTATAGAGGATGATGCTATTTTTTCTATAAATTGGTACGATTGGGGGTGTGGTAGATTAAGAGATCTTGAAAGCTTTGGATGTAATATTGGCGTTTTTGCTCTATATACTGGGCATCCTATACTAAAGCAGGAAGTATTGCCACATGTATTTAAGCACACTACAGAGCACTTTTATGGTACTTGTTGTTTATTTATTAATCCACAGATTATTGATGAATATATTTATCAAGCGTATGATAGAGGATGGAATCCGGATGTTGCTATTAGAGAAATGAGTCTTAATAGAAGCAAGTTCCTCCTTTTTGTTGCATCGCCAACTTTGGCACAGCATATCGGTAATGAAAGTTTACTTGGCGCGCCACCACATAGATCTGGTTTATTCTTAGGTCAGGATAAGGATGCATTGAATTTACTATGAAGACAATAATTTTAGCAGCAGGTCAAGCTAGCAGATTAGGTAAAGTTACTAGAAATATACAAAAGTGTCTTATTAGTTTTGGTGGTAAACCAGCAATTGATCATTTGCTTGAGAAATTACCGAAATCTGATGAAGTGTGTGTTTGTTTAAGTAATGACTTTAGAGGAGAGTTACTTAGAAACTATCTAATTAGTAGGTATCGTAATGAAAACTTCAGATTTGTTGTACAAGAACAACCTATTGGTACTGCGAATGCGGTAAACTTGTGTTTATATGCTGATGATGATGTATTTATTAGTTGGTCTGATATAATACCTAAGAAGAACGTAGATATACCGCGGTCATCAGCGATCTATACTACTGATGACTCTTCTTGTCGTTACAGATTTGATGGAAATAAAATAGAAGCTACTGATGGTAATGTTATTGGAATGTTCTTTCTTACTAAGCATGACGCTGAGAAGATAAAACCATTGTTGAAGAATTCAACATTAGATTTTGTTGATATACTACAACTGAGCGGATTATCATTTTGTAATGTTCCTATTGAATGCTTTGATTTTGGTACTCAGAAAGCATTGATTCAGACTGCTAATAGTTTTAATACTAGTGTTTATGCTGATATAGAGCGAGATGGTGCGATTG